CGTTGAAGTCGATGTCATCTTCGCGCTTGCTGAACTTCTTGAGATACAACTTGCGGAAGTATTCGCCGCCGTTGTAGGTGATGCGCCATTTGCGCCAGTCGAGGAGACTTGAGAGGTAGGAAGGATGCCTCACTTCCACTATGTTTGTGATGTATTCAACGACCAAGGGAGGCGCTCCTTAAACTTGGGCTCGCAGATAGCGACTGCTTATTTCGAGCCGATGAGAGTGGATTACCAGATTCGCAGGACGCCCATGTTTTCGCCCATTGACGTGTCCACCCACATATCGCCGGTGGCGATGGCGGGATAGGCAGCGAACAAGGCGTCGGGATTGTCTGCGGCCGGCAGATTGCCGTAGTTGACGTGGCAGAACGTGTTGGGCGCGACGGCCGTGAGTTCCCAGGTGATACTGAGCCAGGGTTGCGGGCCGATGCCGGCAGCGTAGCCGCCGAGGATAAGACTGTAGGCGCTGGAAGCCGTGGCTCCGGTTCCGATGGCCACCGAGTAATTGCCACCGGCGCTGGCACCATATCCAACGGCCGTGGACTTCGTGCCGCTGACGTTGGCGCGGGTTCCAATCGCCAGGGCATACTGGCCGCTGCAACTGGCATAGTACCCGCTTGCCAGGGCGTAGTTGCCGCTGGCGCTGGTGTAGCTTCCGCTGGCCGTTGCATAACGTCCGCTGGCACTTGCCACAAAGCCGACTGCCAGCGCCGCATTGGCGGTGGCGTAGGCGTTAGGCCCTAGCGACAGACTTCGGTTTCCCGTCGCGTTTGCGCCCGGTCCAATCGCTATGGAGGAATAGGCCGAGGCCGTGGCATTAGAAGAGATCGCCGTTGCGTTCAGGCCGCTGGCGGTTGTATAAGCCCCAATCGCCGTGGCAGCGCTGTAGCCCGAGGCAGTCGCATTGGTCCCGATTGCCACTCCGAACTCTTGAGCCGTAGAACCTCGCCCCAGCACCAGGGATTGCTCGGCAGGTGCAGTGGCGTTAGCGCCGATGGCAATGGCATAGTTGCCGCTGGCGCTGGACTCGAATCCCAGTGCGATCCCGTAATTACTGGCGGTGGACTGGTATCCGATAGCGTTTGCGCCTGAATTGGCGACGGCGCTATTGCCGAGCGCCACGGACTTCCAGTTGGCGTTGGCATTGGCCCCGAGGACCGTCGAATAGACGCTGGCGGTGGCAGCATAGCCAACCGCCGTCTGATAGTTGATACCACCCCACACCGCTGCGTTGGCGGCATCCGCGTTGACGCCGACCGCCGTGTTGTAGTTGCCGCTGGCCGTGGCGTTATTACCGATGGCCGCGCTATTGGTTCCCGCCACGGCACCCGTGCCCAGCGACCCGACCGAAGAGGAACCGCTACTGCCGCCGCCTGCGGCGATCCAGCCGGTAGCACCGTCCGCATTGCCGTAGAGGATGTCGCCGGCCGTGTCCCAGTAAAGGGTGCCTTCACTGGCGGTGTGCGTCGGTGCGCCGCTGCCGGTCTGCACCACGATCTCGCCAAGGATGCCGTTGGCCGTGACCTGTCCGCCAGCCAGCAACGTCATCACGACATCGAGACTGCCTGCATCCAGGTCGCTAATGTCGATCAGTTTATACGTGCCGCTGTTTAGCTGCTTGATCTTGGCTGGTGTATAGGCTGGCATCGTACCGTCTCCGCTTTAAGTCGTCACACACGACCAGGAACTCAGCAGTCCCAGGTTAGGGTTGTCCGAGCGGAACGCGCGGTAAGTCTCGCTGTATCCCCATTGGTTTACGTGCGTCAAGATGCTCCCGCCCGTCCCGGCCCCGTCCATGCCGCCCGCCAGGAGCGAACCGACGTAGAAGGTAATCGTGTGGTAGGACAGACGGCTGGGAAACAAGTACCAGAGATACTCGCCCGCACCACTCACCGGCGACGTGCTTGGATCGTAGGCTGCGGCGTCCTGTAGGGCACTGATGGTAGCCGCATTGATTTCCGCGTCCGTAAGCGCGTCCGCCGTGGCATGGGTGGATTTGAAGAGATAGGTGCGATTGGGAGCCGGATTGTTCTGGGCAGATATCGTGCCGCTCCCCAGGCCGCTGAGTAGCGAGCAATACTGCTGGAAACTCTCCACGAAGCCCGAGGCGTTCGTCACGTCGGTCGTGCCGACCGGAGCGAAGGCGGCGCGTTCGCCGTTGATGGCAAAGTAGCTGACCAGTCCCAGGGCAGCACGATGGGCATACCAGAAATACTGGCCGGCTGCGGCGTTGGCAGTGAAGCTGCCGACACTGTTGTTGTCGGTCGCCACTCTGCGGAGGGCCACGACTTGGGCACTGGAAAGCAATGTCGCCTGGGAATTCACACCGCCGTAGCGGGAATTCAGGTAGGTAATCGTGCAAGTCCGCGTAAGGCCCGCAACACCGCTGACGGTTGCCGTGACCGTGAAGGTCCGAACCTCGCCGACTGAGGAGCCTTTGTAGACGGCCTTGCTCGGCGGCACGGTGCCGGCGTTCAACGCGGCATAGCTGGCCGGCAGAGTGATCGGATAATCGAAGCCCACGACTTGGCCGCTGTCCACACTGATCGAGGCGACCGAGGGCACGCCGACATAGGAGACGGCAAAGGACGGTATGGCATCAATCGCAGCCATCACGGCCACTTCCCGCACCAATGCGAAGCCGCCGTCAACAGTGAAGCCATTGATCGAGGCGACGAAGGCCAGGACGTTGGTGAACGACTTCTCCACCCAGCCGCCCATCGTGGAATCGAAGATCAATTCCAGAACGCCACGAGACGGGGAGAGGGCGCGAGTGGTCGCCGCCAGCCGTAGGTCGCTGCCGCCCAGCGTGCCCATGTCTTGCAGCGTGATGGTGTGCGTCCCGGTATTGACCAGGACAGCGAGTTGACCGTTGCGTCCAGGGGCGATGGTCGGAACGGCCGTCAACACGTAGTCCGCAGCGGAGGTCAAGGGCATCACAGCGTCACCGTCATTGACGACGATCACGGCAGCGGCCGACGTGAGATTCTGGGCGGCGGCCTCCGTGTAGAGCCCAGTGATTCCGCCTGCTGGTCCCGTAGCTCCTGTGGCTCCGGTGGCTCCGGTCGGGCCGGTGGGTCCGCTGGGTCCGCCACCGGGACCGGTGGGTCCGGTCGGCCCTTGACTGGCTGGTTGTTCAACGGCGAAGTTCATGGCGGCACTCCTGGACGCTCAGGCTTAGCGGCCTTTGGCGAAATTAGTCAACGTAGTCGCCGATCAGGCGGGCGAGCCGCTGAAGGCCGAAGCCCTGATACGGGTGCAGGCGGAAGAGCACTTCCCGGCACGGATTCGCGTAGGTGTCGGCCGGGGCGGATTCGCCGAGGGCCACTTCCTTGTCGGCCAGGGCCGCCAGGAGCAGGTAGGCCAGGTCACTGGCGTTGTCCTGCATGTTGCCGTTGAGTCCGAGTTTGGCGATGACTTTCTGGAAGCAATTCATTTCTCTGTCTCCGATTCAAAGTGCCTAAAGGAATTTCTTGATGTCCTGCCCCGTGGACATGGAGGCCGCGAAGGGCAGGGCGATCTCAGCGTAGTTGAGGCTGTGAGCGTAGTGATCCGGGCCAGTTTCAACGAAAGTTGCCACTGGGTTGCCCGTCTCGTCTTTCTCGTAGGTCCGCACGAGCGACTTCAGGTGCTCGCGGTATTCCAGCGTGAGGTCACGCGGAAGTATGATGCGGCTGGGTTTGGTCTTGAAGCGACCCAGCGTGCAACTCAGCCAGTTGGTGCGATCAACGGTGGCTATGGGAGCGCCGCCGTCTTCCTCGCTCACGGCAACTTCCTTGGCGGACTGGCCGCGCCGATAGCGGCAAAGCCAGACGTAGCCGTGGAAGCGGCGGGCGAAACGGCGAGCCTCATTGATCTGCGGATCGGCGTCGATCACGCAGGCCAGGATTTGCCACTCCCGCATCAGGTCGTTGAGCATTCCCCAATCGTCTTCATGGAACTTGCCGAACCAGAGCAGCTTGCCGATGGCGGCGACGTTGATGTCGCTTGACATTTGATCGACGAACCACTCCATTACCGAGACATAGTTCCATTTGCCCTGGTCCACGCCCATCGTGATGCAGCGTTTGCCGCCCGTCGCCGGGCGTGGATCGTTGAGCGTGTGGCCCTTCAAGGCGGCGTCAATCATTTCGTCGGTGACTTGGGCACCGGTGCCGATGAAGGGCAGACCGAGTTTCGAGTTGTGGAATTCTTTGTTGGCGGCTTCATCGCCTAGACCGCGATGGTAGGCCAGCACGAGTTCGCCGGGCGTGACCGTGCTTGAGTAGAGTTGGTTGACGTAGAAGCCCCGCGAGTCAACAGGGTCCACGTTAGGGGCGGTCGCCACCCATTGGGCGTCGGCCAGCCAGATGGGCTTGGTCTTGTGATCCAGCGGATGCTGGCACTCTTTGCACTTGATGAACGATTCTTTGCAGCGCGGGTCTTGGACCGACTCGCCGATGATCTCGATGCAATCGGGCCAGGTCAACTCCGTCAGTCGTCCGCAGTGCGGGCACTTGAAGAAGTAGTGCTCTTGCGTGCTGGTGAGGAACAGCTTGTGGATGCCGTACTTGGGAATCGTGGGCGTCGAGATGGCAATGACGTGCTTCTCGACCTGACCCGACAAACGCTCCAAGGCGAGCCAGATGGCCCGCTGGTCCATTTCGTCCACTTCGTCGAGGATCAGTTCGGAAACTGGAATCGACTTGAGGTTGCTGTCGCCGCGCGAACCACGGATGTAGAGTGAATTTACGCCGGTCGATTTGAGCCCGACCGTATTCGTGTCCGTGAAAAGATTCTTCAGATACGGACTGAGATTCAAGGCACCCGAGAATCTTGCTTTTGAAAAATCGCTCGCGTTCAGCGAAGTAGGCAAGACATAGAGCACGTCGCGCTTCAACTGGTCGAGCGTGTAGAAGGCTCGATTGATTCCCGTCTCCGTGACGCCAAGCTGGGCGGCTTTCATGGCCACCGTGAAGGCGGACTGGGAATCGTGAATCTCGCGGCACCAGGGGTGATGCAGGAAACTGTATGGCCCCTCGAAGGGCGCACCCATCACTCGGCGGTGCTCCGACCAGCGCGAGCAGAACCGCTTGAGGATTCCACTCCGCATCCCTTCTGCTACCGTCAACTTCAAGATGTCGTTGAGG